ACAATTTAAATCTCTAATAGCACCACCACCTGCTAAACCTAGTATTTGTGTTTGTAATGCAGCACTAGCAGCAAAACTACAGACATCTTGATTATTGATGACAACGCTTGGGGCTGACGCTGTAGAGGGAGTTCTATCTACTGTAGTTGTGCCACTTACTGTTGAACTTGTACTTGATACAGTATTCGTTTGTGCTTTTGCTATACTACACCAAGATAATAAAGACAAGAAAAAAACTACAAATAAAATCGCCCATAATTTTCCTGTCATTCTTCAATCCAATCTCCTAATAACATCATATTAGATAAACGAGCACTTCTTCTTTTTGTTTGTCTTGCCCAGTTACTATCTAACATTTCTTTTGATGCTTCTCCATAATCTTCATTAGCTAACGCTGTAAATAATTTTGTCCACATAGTAGGATTAAATCGTGTTATACCCATATTAAAAGCCATATCTATTATTATAGCTCTGCGTGCTTCGTTTAAATTTTCTATTGGAAAGTTTTTAATTTCTTCTTCTACTCTTTCAATATCATTCATAAGCATAAATTCTGCTTCTTCTTGTGATATTCCTAGACCATCTTTAGCAACATTTCTTCCTACACCTATTGTTGGGTGTCCAATAAGTATATCACCAGCTTTTAATTCTTGCCCTGTAGCATCATCATATACTTTTAAAATTACACCTTCATGGTTAGATATTAAATCTACTAATTTCTTTTTATCCACTTTTCATACTCATTACTTGTTGTATAGCTTGTTGTTCGTTCATGCCTTGTTGTATGAATTGCTCGACAATCCTTATTTCTTCTTCTGTTAAACTCATTTGAGGTGATGGTTGACTTCTTAAAACATTTGCTAACATTTGTTGATTATTAGATTGATTAGTAGTTCTTACTGCTGGTTCAGGTGCAAATGTAGAACCAGGAGGCACAGCACCTCTATGTTGAGAACGAGGATAATTATGTTTAAACATTACCATTTTATTTTCCTTTATTAATTTGTTTTTGTACTTGTTTAATAAGTTTATCTTTTTTTAATCGTCTATCTAGTTCAATACCATGCTTTCGCCCTAGTTTTTCTAATTGTACTTTTGTCATTTTAGTTAAATCTGGTTTTTGTGTCCCAAATAACCATTCAAAAAATCCCATATTATTCCCCCTATACCCAAGACTCTTTTTCACCATAACCAAAATAACTTCTGGCATGACCTTCTTCTATTAATTGCTCACAAATATTTTGTCCTTCCACAAAAGGAATCCCTAGTATTCTACCGAATTTTCCCTTGCTGTCTTTTTCTGTCTTTATGAGAAAATTCTTTTGCAATAACTCCTTAAGACGAGCCTTCGCCAATAAACCCAATTTCTTTTCAGCCAAGTTGCGTGTTCGAGATTCAGGCGTGTTAATGCCATATAAACGCACCCTTTCCTTTCGCAACCACACTTTAAATCCCAAGTCAATATCCACATCTATAGTATCTCCATCTACAACTCTGCGTAATATGCAACGATATTCGTACATTACTCACATAACCTTTCATATATTTCATTATGGATTAATAAGTCGTCAACAAGTTCGTCAGATATAACATCTATATCTGCATCAGTAGGATTAATCGGACTGGATATTATACAATAGCCTTTATTTCCGCTTCCTATACTTCCGCAACTTGCTACGCTTAGCAATAGTAGAAGTAGCATTAATTTTCTTTTTAACTTCATCAGCTACCCTTATATCGTCTAATTGTTCTTTCATAACATCAGCTTGGACTGCTTTCCGCATCATCATAAAGCCAAATAATTTTGCTCCTAATTTAGCTATGCCACCTAATGCAGAAAGCCAACCCATTATTTATCGTCCTTGTTTGTATTCTTTCCAATATTACCAGCTACTAAATTAAGTATGCGTAGTATAAAAGAAATTGCTTTGTCGTCTGTTTTTGTAGGTGTTAGGGCTGTGATTGCCGTTGCAGCTGTTACTAAAGCTGTTACAGCAGAAACCCAAGCAGGTGCTCCACTTACTAAATTTAATATTGCGTCCATGTTATTCTCCTATTCTGCACTAAATGTGCCTAATTGCGACCATAAACTTCCAGGTGCTGTTGTTCCATTTTGTTTACCCAACTGCCCCATAGCTTCATTCACATTTGTAAATGGTCCTTCTCCCCATTCAGAAACATCCCATTGTCCATTATCCCATGCACTACCTTGTGCATTAGTATATGCCAACATCTTTTCTGAAAAAGTTCCAGTTGTAAAGCCTGAATCTGCAAAAACTTTATTCCAGTCCTCATTATAAGTACCAGTTGTTCCTGCTTCTGTTCGGCAACTTGCTTGTCGTAATGATTGTTGTGTCATGGTGTAAATGTTCCCATACTTGAAAAATTATAATCATCTTGATCTACAGCAAATGCTTGTATTGCTAAATTCACATCAGTATAAGATGAACTTAATTCTCCATTAATATAAGCTAATAATCTTTCATTAAATGTTCCAGCAGGAATAGACCGAGCAGTAAACAAAGCTAACCAATCTTCATTTACAGTACCTGTGGTTGAAGTTACTGTTCTTATTGCTATTTGTCTTGCTTCATTATTTGTTGCCATTATTAAGCCTTTTGGTCATGGTCAGTTCTTTTAACAACATAACCTTTGTAATTGTTTAAACCACCAACAATTCTTTTCTTTTCATCTCGTAGATTTCTTTTTCCTTGTGCAGTATATGCTTTTTCTGCATCTACTCTACCAAGTTCTTCTAATTTATTTGTTGTACTTGTATTATATTTCATTTTAAGCTCCTACAGTTGCTTTATAATTATTGAAACTAACATTAGCATAGTTGCACCACTAAATGCAATAAAGATAGCTTCTAGGCGTTTTATACGCAGTATAGTTTCTTTCCATCTTTCAGCACATACAGCTTCATGAGTGTCTAATTTAGCTTTAACTTGATTAGCTGATACTTTCACAGTTATCTCCTATATTTCTACCCATTGTGTATTATCTTCATCCCATTTATACATTTTAGAAACATCCATATCGCTAGGTTTAGCGACAGGAGCTTCCCATATACAAGTAGTTTCATTTAATATCCAACTATTATAAGGTTTAGGTGGTATAAAAGCATCTTTACTAGAATCATAAGTATAGCCTACACCAGCAAAGTTTTTTCTTAATGGAGTGCCACCTAAACTATGTTGTCCACCATGTGTATTATAAGAAGTTTGTTTATAAGTATCGCCTGTTCTTGCAGATATTTCAGCTTCTTTTCCATCATCTTCCTGTCTACCATGTACTACAATAACTACGACATTATTTTCATCTAATTTTGCAAAATGTGCCATTTTATCTCCTTAACTAAAAGTTACTGTTTCTGATGCTGATGATGTAGCTGTAATTGAAATTGTAGTATAACCACCAGCAGTCGAAGATGAGCTTGTTACACCACCAGAAAATGCAGCACTTATTGAATCTGGTATTTTTATTACCACTAAACCAGATCCACCACTACCAGTAGTTAAAGCTGAAGATTGAGCTCCACCACCACCACCGCCTGTGTTTGTATCTCCATTCATGTCAGCACTTCCAGATTCAGAAGCAGCTCCGCCATCTCCACCTCCTCCAGCACCTCCTGCTGCAGGGGTAGTATTATAAACATTTGCACCAGTACCACCACCACCAGCTCTCTGAACAGCAGAACCACTTAAATCAGAAAATACTCCTTGACCTCCTACAGAGGTAGAACCATCTGATGCTCCATTAGCACCTACTGCTCCAGCACCACCACCTCCTCCTCCATCATAAGGAGATGAACCATAAGATTGACCACCATCATATCCTTGATTAGCAGTACCAGAACCACCATTATAATTTCCTGATACTGTAAGACCATGACCACCACCAGAACCTCCAGTAGTAGTCATATTACTAGTTTGTTCATGACCACCTTTACCACCACCATCACCTTTTATAGAAGTAATTGTAGCAAAAACAGAATCATTACCTTGATTAGCAGTAGTCGAACCAGATTGCCCTGCACCACCTGCACCAACAGTTATAGTATATTCCGTATTAGTAGTTATCTCAAGAGTTGCTTCAATAGAACCTCCGCCACCAGATATTTTAGGAGTAGAAACTCCTCCAGCAGAAGTATGATTTGTGCGATATCCACCAGCACCTCCTCCGCCTCCGCCAGAACCATGACCACCAGCACCTCCACCAGCAATAACTAGGTAACTAGCATTAAAATCTACACCACCTGCAGTCGTTCCACTACCAAACCCTAAAACATTATAACCAAAACCAGTCATACTAATAACTCCTTATTTAATCATCATTTGCAGCATCAGTAGTAAAGAATAATTTAATCCCTAATAATTTTGCATCTGCTGTTAAACTATCAGCAGAAACATCTCTCATTATTTGAAAAAAAACATACTCATCTACACTAGGACTACCAGCTATTGTTACTGCACCACTTTCTGCTGTAACTGCTAAATCATTTGATGTACCACTCATTGCTTTTGCTGTAGGTCCTACTGCTGTACCAAATACTGTATTTAAATCACCATTATCAGCTAAAGCTACTGCATTTAATACAAAAGCTGTTGTTCCTGTATTAGTAGAAGCAGCTGTAAAAAATGCTTGAAAAGTTACTGTACCTTCATTCCATGATTTAGGAAAAGCTATTGCAAACTGAGCAAACTCATCTGAATCTTTATCAAAATCTAATGTTTTAATTTCTGGTCCATTACTTAATTCTGTTTGTGCTAAAGCAGCACACCCATTAGTAGTATTTGGATACATAGCTACAGCAGGAATCCATATTGTTTCTTTTCCTACTTTTTTTATCGTACTATCAACACTTACTGTTACTGTATCAGTAGCTCCTACAACAGTATCTATTCCTGTTCCACCTGCAACATCAAGTGTATTACCATCTGCTATAGATTGATTAGAACCACTATCTCCAGTTAAAGTAAATGATGTCATTCCAGATGTACCAACTTGTGATATCATTTGGAAAGATGTTCCATCATATAAGACTTTAATTATCGCATCTTCTTCAATATCACCTGCTGCTATAGCTTGATCATTTCTCTTTTTAATATTTTTAGTACCTAAACCATTAACATTTAATGTTGATGCTCCTGTGCTAGTTGCACCTGCTTTAAAGTTAAATTCTTGACCTGCTACATAAGCTGTTACTGCTGGTGTTAATGCTATAGCATAAGCATCAGCCGAACCTGTATCACTTGCTTGAAATACTAAGCCACCATCTTGTATCTGACCTGCATTAATGCCATCTGTATGTGCTGTACCATCTGCTAATGCTGTTATTTTTTGACTTCCTAGATTAGCATTACCTGTAAAAGCATTTGATCCACTTTTCTCTATACAACTATTAATACCTGTAGCTAATCCATCATCATTGGTGTCATGGTGAGAAGCAGTAATTTTAGTTCCTGCATCTCTATCCTTTGCCCAGCTTCCAGAACCTGAAAAAGCTCCATTGTACCTTGTAAATGTACCACCTGACCACGCCATTATTCTTCTCCTTTATTTGTCTTTGTTATAATACTACTTATTCTTAAATTAATTTCCACTATTTATTTTCTTCATCATTTAATAATAATTTAGAAAAATCTAATACTGCTTGTTGTACTGCTGGACTTTCTCCTGCAAACACAGTTCCTGCTTTACCTAATAATTTAAAAAATTTATCAGTATTTCCTTCTGCTGCTACTTTACTTGCAGTAGCTAAATAATTTACTAATTTAGGTCTAGTATATACTACACCAGCACTAGCTATTCCTAATGCTGTATTTAATAATCCTAATAAACCTCCTAAACCAAATGCTGTAGCACTTCCACCTACTAAAACTAATTGTCCTATTTGCGACATTCCTGCTCCTTCTGGATTTTTAAAAACTGGATTTGCTTTCATTTTTCCGCTTAATTCTGCTAAAATTTCTAAATTTTTAGCTAAATTTGCATCTTTAGGTGAAGAAAAAAGATATTCTTTTGCTTGTTTGCTTAAAGATTGCCAATTTTTAAAAAATTCATTTGGATCAAAAACTTCTTCATATATTTCACCCATACCA